TGATACCTTGCCAAGTTCTAAATTCTTATCAGCAACGGTAATAGTTGTAGAGGAAACTGTGGTTGTAGTACCTTGAACTACTAAGTTTCCAACAACTGTTAAATTTTGACTCAACGATAAACTTGGAATTGTTGCCCCACTTAGGTCAATTGTTCCTGTAAAAGTTTTATCACCAGATATAGTTTGATTACCTGTTTTATCAACAAAAGCACCAGCACCTGCTATAGCCTTAATTGAAGTAGCTGAACCTCCAGCACCCCCAGAGCCAACACCTAAATATAAAGTATCATCAACTGCGTTATACGCTGGTTCTGTTTCCATCAATGATGATGGTGCGCCAGCAGCACCAGACGCTCTTCTTTTGAATCTAATTACGTTTGACATGATCTTAAACTAGGTAAAAAAATGGTAGTAAAATTTTAAAAATTTCCACCATCAGTGAGTGTTAGTGGAGTAACATCTGCATCAGCCACATAGGAATCCACAGAAGCTTTATACCTAATGATACTGCCATCTACTTTATTTATATCACTTAATTCAAGACCTTTTGCACCTTGTTCTCCTTGAGTTATAACATGAACAACATTTGCCGTATTATCTACAACGATTTTATTTTTTACTTGTGTTACTTTTACTTCAACTGACATTATGAAGAAGCCCTCGTATATGTTTGATTTACTGTAATCTTACCCTTAAAATACTTGTTACGTTCACCACCGCTATTAATTACAACGACATCATAATATAACTCATCAGGAAAATTTACTGTTTGTGAATCAGTTAAATTTAATTTTACTTTTCCAGCCGATTTGTTTACATATGTAACATTAAAGTCTGCGTATTTATGTTCACGTTCAAAATCCCATGCCGTACCTTCAACAGTTGACCCTGTTAAATCCAATGGAACCAGAGTCTCATTCTCAGGGTCAATATTACTGTGGAAGTTATAAGTTTCGTCCCAATCTGTTGCTTTGTCTATATCAAAGTCATGTATAGCAGGGATTCTGGCCATTTTAAGTTACAGGTGCTTCGATTGGTGCATCCTCAGTAGGAGGTTCTTCCTCATTATATACTTCGATTTTGCCATTTAGTTTTTCTAATAATAAAACTATTTTATTTTGTTGATCTTCCATTTCTCGGATTTTTTGGTTTCCCTCCTGTTGAATTTTTATTTTTGCATTTTGTAAATGTTCAAATTCATTTTTAAGATTTTCAATCTCTTTTTGGGTTGCTTCCCTACGTTCGCTAATAGTTGCCATAAATAAATTAATTTTTTTTATTATACGCATTGTGCGTTACATTTACATAAATGTCCAGTTTATTTATTTGCTAACTCTTTTATAGCTTCAATTAATAATCCAACAATGTTTCCATAAGATACACTTTTATAATCACCATCAACTACAACTTCTGGTAATACTTGCTCAATTTCTTGTGCAATAACTCCAATCCCTTTACCAGTAAAATCTTTTCTATTAAATGATACACCTCTAAGTTTTTTTACTGTTTCTAATGCGTTGGGTATGGTTTTTATATTTTCCTTTAAACGTTCATCTGAATAAGCTGTTACGTTACCAACGGCTGTCCAGTTGCCGTTGTCATCACAGTAAGCACCAACATTGCCATCTTGTTTTAAAAATCCAATTTGATTTGAGTTATTATGTATGCTTCTATTCCCTTGATTTCCGTCTGCCATTACTATTGTTGAACTATTGTCATTTGCGTTAACCGTTAAACTTCCGTTTAATGTCATTGCATTAAAAGTAGGACTATTACTTGTATTTAGAGATTGGTTGGCAGTATAAGTAGTATATCCAGCACCATTTGTTAATTGGTTATTATTTGTAACCGCAGATGGGATTGTTGGAGTACCTGTTAATGCTGAATACGGAATACTTGTTAGTGAAGCACCATTACCACTAAATGTCCCTGTGACTGTCCCTGTAACTTGTAGGTTTCCATTTACTTTTGCTGCTATTTTTATATCAAATAAAGAGCTTTGTATATCTAAATAATCAGTACTTCCAGCCCTGTTTCTAAATCTTTGACGATCTGCGTCAATGAAACTATCATTAGCATCTGTACCAAATCTTGCATAACCATCATTATTTTGAATCCTTAAATAAACAGGACTATTTGTTGATTGTTTTATATGTAACCTATCGTCTGGACTTGTATCAGTTCCGATACAAACAGCACCACCAGAATCAATAATCATTCTTGTGGCATTAGTTGTTTTAAACAACATATCTGCTGCTTCATTTGCTTCAAAAATAAATTGTCCAGTTCCTCTGTGTATTAGTTCACTAGATGCGTTAGCACCACCACTTGTCCTAATAATTTTTAATCCACAATTTGCACCTGTTCTAGTAGTATCACCAACTAATCTAATTTCAGCATTTCTGTTGCCACTACCACCTTCTCCTATTTCTATGAGACTAGCATTAGAACCATTTTCAATTCGTACATTACCAACAACATGAAGTTTTTGAGCTGGATTAACTGTGCCCAACCCACACTCGCCGTTTGACTCTAATGTAAATCTATCTTGACTATTTGTAGTCAATCTAATTTCATTACTAGCACCTAAATACATTCCATTTGCTGGTTTTGTACTTCCAGTAACATTAATTCTTGCAGCCTGTAACTGATCTGAAGCCGTAATATCATCTCCTGAGACTGTACCTGTACCAGTAATATTTGTAGCCTGTAAATTTACAAATTTATGAGTTCCAGAATTACCCTCTAATCTTTCCCAATTATTATTAGCTGAATTTCTACGTTGAAAATAACCCCCAGAAGCGTTCCATCTTATAGACCTTATACCCCAATCAGTTGAGTTGTCTGCTGGTAAACCTGTTACTGTTATGTCTGTTGAGTATAAAGAACCTACAACTTCATCTCTGTATTTAAGTTCAGAAATAAAATTAGTATATGTGCTTGTTAAGCTTGGTTTTGTCCAGTTAGTCATTTAAACACCTCTTACAGTAAAGTCTACAGTTCCAGCAGCACCATCGCCATTGTTATCAAACAAAAATACTTTAAAGCCATTTTGAGGATTTGCACTATCTACAAAATCATAAATAGCATATTTAGCACTAGAACTTGACCCTCTAATTGTAAGAGATATGGCATCAACATCTACAAAAGTTTCTGTGAAATTAACTTGTTTACCACTACCATTACTTTCATTTTCTGTAACTGTTGTACTGCCTTGATCTGTCTTACGTTTTAAGAATGTTTTAATTTTTAGACTTTGCACTTTTACTAAATCATTATTGTTAGTTCCATCAAATTCAAATCTTACTTTAATATATCTAAAATTAGTTCCTAAAACATTTGTATTACCTTTACCTTTACCTAAATAAGAAGTTCCATCTAGTGATGTAAATATTTCGGGTTCTATTGTTGTTGATCCTATTGTCTCACTTGGATCTAAACCTAATGTTGCTTCAATTCGTGTTGAAGCTATTACTGCACCTGTATCTATTACCTCTTCGTAACTGCCTGAGTTTTCACTAGGTAAAGCATAAATAGTGGAAGCACCGTAAACACCAAAAGTTCTACTCGTATCGTTGTTGTTAGGGTCAAAGTGCTGTTTCCAAGTTCGTGAAGTATTAACATTAAAAAATAACCCTCCATCATCTAAAAATCCATTAACTATAGTACCGCTAAATGTACTATCTACTTCATCTGTTAACACAAAATCAGGTGGTTGATTAACATTTGCTGTAGTTTGTTCTTGACTACCCTCTACCCCTGCACTATTTACTGGAATTAAAATATATGTAAAATTACCCCCAACTTGCTCAAAAACTGTTGTAAAAGTTCCTTGTTTTTGTCCAACCAAATTAGCTGCGTCAGTTGTATTCCTATATATGTTGTAGTGAATTATTGGTAACTGATTTACTTCTACTGAACTTTCTTGCCACCTTAATAAAACATTATTGTCAATAACTTCATTTTTTAAATTTGTGATTTTACTTGGAATTGCAACAGTAAATAAAACCTCCTCTGTATCTCCCTCATTGCCATTAGTATCTACTGCCCTGACAAAATATTTTTGCTGTGAATCTGTCCATAAAACTCTCTCTGTTACCTGTGTTCCATTTTGTTGAAAGTCAGCATCATTTCCAGCAGTTGTAGCAGTTCCAGATTCTCTATAAATTTTATAGTCTCTTATTGGTAATCCATTGCTTAATGGTGTGACTGTATCCCAACTAACAAAAGCACTATCAGATTTAATAATTGCTGTAAGACTTGTAGGTTTTGGTGGAGCAGCTAAAACAGCGTCAGGAAAATTAGTTATACCAGTTCTACCTACATCTCCTCTAAAACCATTTGCATCTAAAGCAACTACGAAAAACCTGACAGCAGTTCCAACTACAAAACTTGAATCAATATCTAACACATAGCTATCAGAATTAATTTTATCAACTAATGTTGCACCACTTATGTTTGTAATAGAATTATTACTACGTCTAATTTCATATTCTTTTATTTTTGTATTACCCTGTGTGGGTTCAGACCAAAATAATCTTAGTTTTGTACCCTCAAAAGCAAAGTTAATATTTGGTGCTGCTGTCTTAACGAATGGGATTGTTTTTGTTGTAAATGAACTTACTTTTCCAAGTATGTCAAATGCTCTAATTTTTATTGTTCTATCCGAATTGAAATTTACTGGAAGAGTAAATGTTGTTGAACTTACTTTACCTAAACTTGTAGCATCATCAAAAATTTGATATTCCTTAATAGCAAATTGACCAGTTCCTAATGTTGGTTCTGTCCAATTAATTATTAAATTATCATCTTTATATTCATGTGTAATTGTATTTACATCAATTGTTGGTGGATTATTTATTGTGATAGATGTTGTTCTATTTTGTGAACTAAGATTTCCATCAGAATCTACCGCTTTAATTGAATAAGTTTTTATATTATCACTGACACTTGGCAATGTAGGAACAAGAATATTAGTTGTATTAAATTCACCTATTAATGTACCTGTATCAAAATTACTACCATCTTTAATAATGTATCCTCTTATATCTAAATCACGAAATTCTGGAGGTACAGCTTCTATTGCAGTCCATGAAAGTTGTATTCCTAAATGAGGATCAATCTCGCCTGCAAAAGTATCACTTACTCTACTAGGAGGATTATTTTTACCATTAACTGTTAAAGATGTTTCTAAAGTGTCTGTTGATTTTCTACCTGATGCACTGATGCTTTTAACTTTAAAATTAAAGATAGAACTTGTAGCAGTATTTACATTTACATCATCAATATCAAAACTTGTACTTTGTGTTTCTACAATAATTTCTGATTTATTATCTTGGTTATAAATTAACTCATATTTACTAATACCATCTACAGGTTTCCACTGAACAATAACTCTTACTTTTATTTGATCTCTATATTTATAAAGTGATTCAATAGGATAGTTGACAGTAGTCCCATCTGATAAAACTGCATTAGCAAACCTTTCTGGAGCAGAAGGAATTTCATCGAGATTAGTTATATCTCTATGGACAAGAGTTCCTAAGTCCTCTACTGCTTGGTATTTTGATTCATTATGAGATACGGCTGTAATACTAAATGTAAAATCATCATCCTCTTCAACAGATACAACTTTAAATTGTTGAGATGAAATAGTTTGTGCAGTATTACCTGTAGTTTCTAAAACCCATATTGATCCAACATTTGGCGAAGTATCTTGAGTTGTGGTTGTGTAATCTGGGTTGGGTTGTAGAGAGTCGAGAAAAGGTTTATTACCATTAGAATCATTAATTAAAATAGAAAATTTACCATTAACTGTTATTTTTTTATTTGTTACATCAATAGATTGCACTGCTTTTTGACTAAATTGACCATTTGGCATGATTACACTTAAAAATCCATTTAAATTTGGCAGGTCATCTTGATCTGTCGTAATTACATGATTAGAGCCAACAGTTGAAATAGAAACAATTCGTCCACCTCTTCTAACACCACTTTTTACTTCATCTTGAATTTCTATAATATGACCTGGTCTACACAATGCACCTGCTTCTAATGTTGTTGTAAAATTAACAGTTTCAACTTCAGTTTTTAATGTCATTAGAAACCATTTTCCAAGTCTTCTAGCTTGACTTCTTGAAGTTACTCCAAAGCTATTTATATTACGTTTAATTGCTCCATATCTATTAATATCTTCTATATCAAATACTTCTTCAAAAGCTGCATCTCTTAATTCATTATCAAAATATTTAACTACAACTACATTTGCTTTTGTTTTTTGTGATGACCCAGAGTAATTAAAACCATCTTCTGTTACATTAGTTTTATTAAATAAAAAAGTTGGATCTAATCCTTCTCTATCTTGAATTAACGATAATGAGCCTGCTGTATATAAAGGCATACCTCTAAAAACAGAACATAATGAATTGATTACTTTAAAAGCATCTTGTCTTTTTTGTAAAACACAATTTAAAGAAAATCTTGGCTCAAAAATTTGTACAACTTGACCGTCATTAGTTCTGTCTTTGAATTGAACTAATTCAGAACTATATTTACTGATTGCATAAAAAGAATAAATATCTAAGTCTGTTAATTTTATAAATTGACCTGTTCCGTATCTCTCACTAATTAATAAATCAAGTAAACACCAAGCTGGATCATTTGTATATTGTGCAGCCGTCAATTGACCATTAAATATATAACCATTGGGATAATGTATAAATCCAAAACTTTTTATTTTATTTGCGTTTGGAATACCTAAACTTGCGGCTTGAGCAGCATCTCTTACTACAACAGGTGTTCCTGTGCCGTTCGCAGCTGGAATTCTTACCTTTATACCATTTATTAAATATGCTCTTTTAGGTATTGAATTGAATTGCTCTGCGTCTAGTTGTAAGCCTACTAATGCTGAATTTGGATAATTTAAAACTCTATTAAATTTACAAGAACCATTTACAACATTTTTTGACTCAATATGTTCAATTTTAAAAGATGTATTACTAATAACTTCTATAACAACAAAGTTACCATTACTAGGGCCAGTATAAGAATTATTTCTAACTTGATTTCCATTACTAAAACTAAATTGCTGATTAGATCCATCAGTTAAAAATTCAAAGCCTAAACTATCTCCTACAACTTTTGTATGGTCATCACTGGTATTCACAGTAATTGTTGTACCACTTTGTGTATAAGTTCCAGAAATAGAATTATCAAAATTTTTAATTAGTTGATATGAAATTACGTTAAATGAACTAGTATGATTAATTAAATTATCACTACTATTACTATTAATTGTTGAGTCATCATCTGTGATTCTTATAACTTTAAATTGAATAGGAAAAGTATTACCTTCTACATTAAAACCATATTGTCTTTGATATAAATCACCTGTTCTACCTTTTAATTTTTGATTTACTGATCCATTTATAGATAAATCTTGAAAAGTACCATTATTTTGACTTTTTTGAAATTTAAATTCAACTTCAGTCCCTAATGTATCTCCATCTTTATTTACTTTTTGCAATGCAGGCAATCCTATATCAATTATAACTTTTGATACTGAACTATCAGTTATTGTAAAAACAACAGGAGAAGGTTTATCAACTGATCTATTTAAAGGGACAGGTGTTGAAGTTGTGTTAAAGCCTGGAATGACTGATTGTATTGAATTTCCATTTCTAATATCTATTGTTAAATCTAAAAAATTATCAGTGCCATCTGCATTTTTTAGAGGAGTGTTATTTAAAAAAATTGACTGATGAAAACTATTTGTAAATCCACCTGGATCATGTATACCTTCTATTTCACCTTCTGAAATAACATCTAGTATTTTTGCAAAACTTTTACTATTTAATGAATCTTTAGCAGTAGTAGGAGTTCTTGATCCACCTCCACCACCTTTACCTCCACCGCCCCCTCCAGAGCCTTGTATAAAATTATTAGTCATTAGGCTTCAATGTCATTAGTTGTTAATTTAGCTGATACAGGAATTGAACCACAAATTACATGACCATAACAAATAGGGATTGCAGTTCCAGCATTTGCATTATTTTGAACACCACTAAAACTAAATGATCTTGTCGGATCACCTTCATTTTCTGGTATTTCTGGTGTTGGAGTTAACAAGCCAGCTACTCCAGAAAGCAGTAATAACATTCCAACTTTACCAGCTAAAGCTGCACCACTAAAAACACCAGCTGACGATACTATTGGTTTACCCAAAATACCAAGACCAGCACCACCACTAAAAGCAAAAGCAGCACCAATTAAAACAACTCCAGCAATAATTTTTCCAACATTACCTGATCCGCTTATTACTGGTATTATTTTTATTTCCTCACCACGACAAGGAAAAGACAAAGATTGTTCTTCTATATTTTCATCTCCAACATAAATTTGATAATTATTTTGAGAGATATGTTTACTCGCATTTTTAAAATTATTAATTAAAAAACGAATTGCATCAGTTGGAGTATTCAATACAGCTTCATATGTTGTTGTGTTTCCACATACTTCTGCAAGTCTTCCATACAAACGTATTTTACTTAACATATCTAATCCTCTTACCTGTACATTTCATAAGCCATTCTCCATAAAAATCTCTTGAACTTAGTCTACCTTCAATATGATGTAAAATCATTTGATTTTGTAATAGTACACCTATATGATTTAAACCTGTACTATTTAAAGAAAAAAGTAAGCAGTCATTTACTTGCAAGTTTTCTTCTGGTTTTAATTCTCTAAAACCTGTCTTTTCGAAACATTTTTCAAAATATGGATTATCTGTAAAATCTTGAGGATTAATAGGCCGATCCCAATCTCTTAAGTTTATATTTATTGTCTCAAAATAATCTCTTATTAAACTCCAACAATCATGAACACCAAAAGTATATTCTCTTCCAACTAAAGGTGCTTTATAACCTGATGGTTTAAAATCATACCATTTATTTAAAGAAACAGAATATATATACCAAGGAATTTTAAATTTCTCGCAAATAGTTTTATCAGCCGCAGATGGATATGGTTGCTCAAAAGGATGAGAATGAAAAACAGCTATTATTGTTGCTTTGTCTTCTATGTTTGCATATTCTTTTGGATTAATAATAAAAGTTTGTTTTGGAGAAATTGATATATTTTCACATGGTTTGTATTTGGTTTTACCTTTATATATATAAACTAAGCCACATGCTTCTTCTGGCATACAAGTTTTGGCATGTTCTTTTGCTTTTAGTTGCCAATTAAGCATGAAAAGATCCTATGCCTGGAAACTCCCTAGGCAAAGCTTGTCTGAAAGGAATTTGTAAATTTGGAAAATCTATATTTGCAGCCAATTCAAATTCAACAATAGACTTATTTTCATTTGCCTTTCTATCTATTTTATATATTTGATCTTGAAATCTCATATTTGCGTCTTCATGTGGATTGCTAGGTGCTGAAGATATGCTTATTGTATTCCCCATATTATTACCATGAGCAGAACATGAATATCTTGCAGCGTTATAACTGGCATTTGTACTTGCTAAATAATTTACTACTCTGTTAACCCCTGCTGTGCCAGTAGCCACTAAACCAGCATTTTGATTATTGATAATTGTTGTACCACTGCTAGTTTTTAAAATTAAAGGGTGATTTGTATTAGATGAATCTGACTGTACAAATCTATATGTATTACCAGCAACCATACTTAATGTTGGATTTTTAACACCATTTATATAAAAATAATTAGCTCCACCATTATTTTGAACAGTTACAACATAAGTTATAGTTTGACCACCAGTATTAGATGCTGATATAAATTTAGCCATTGTTCTAAACCTAGTAACCTTAGCTCCTATCAAATCATTATTAGGAGTAACACCATTAATTTCAGCAAGTATTGTTGAGACTGTAGATAATAAATTACTAACCCTTAAAGTAGGTCTGGGTAATCTAGATTTTTGACTAGAGCCTTTATAATCAAATCCTTCTGCTTCAATCGGCATTTGACTGTAAGTATTGCCATTAAAAACTAATTCACCTTGCGAGTTCTCAGCAACACCACTATGCCATCTATAAATAGTTGTAATTCCTAATGGATTACCTGTAGCGTAATGTAAGCCCTCGACAAGTTCTAACTCAAATAAATCTATGATTGCCGATGGATTTGTCTGCGGTAGTTCCTCAAAAGGGATTGTCATACTTCAAAATCTTCTTGGAAAACTAATCAAATATCATATAAGCCGGCTGCAACAACAGTTAAAGAAGGATTAGCACATGTAAACTTACCACTTGCACCATAAGGAGGCACATAGGTAAATGCTTTTGCACCTCCATCTCCTTTAGAAGGATCAGCTAAAAAAGCAAGGATATTATCAGTTGTAGTTTTATCTCTATTATTA